ATCGTTTTTTCACACCCGCGAAATGCGGACCGGGGGGGTCATGAGTGACGGGAAGTTGAAGCTGTCGTATCGCGCGGTGGAGTCGCTCACGCCGTACGAGCGCAACGCGCGGACGCACTCGCCGCTGCAGGTGCAGCAGCTGGCCGATTCGATCGACTCGTTCGGCATGGTCGGCGCGATCGTCGTCCGGGACGGCATGATCGCCAAGGGCCACGGCACCCTGGCGGCCTGCGCGCTCCTGTACGGGCAGGGAAAGCGCATCTACCCCCCTCCTGGCCCGAAAGCGCCCGAGGCGGAGCGGCCGGAGGCGTTCCCGGCCGGCAAGGTGCCGGTGATCGACGCCACCGGCTGGACCGACGCGCAGTTCCGGGCCTACGTCATCGCCGACACCAAGCTGGCGCTGAACGCCGGGTGGGACGAGGCGCTGCTCGCGGTTGAGCTCACCGCGCTCAAGGCGGCGGACTTCGACCTCGGGCTGATGGGCTTCTCCCGCGACGAGCTGTTCCGCCTCATGCCGAACGGCGGCGGCAACACCGATCCGGACGACGCGCCGCCGGCGCCGGCCGATCCGGTCAGCCAGCTCGGGGACGTCTGGCTCCTGGGGACTCACCGGCTGACCTGCGGCGACTCGACACAACCAGAAACGGTGGCGCGGTGCCTGGCGGGCTCGAAACCCCATTTGATGGTGACCGATCCGCCCTACGGGGTGTCCTACGATCCGGCCTGGCGCACGAAGGCCGGCGTGGGTTCGAAGGGCGCCGCCACCGGCAAGGTGATGAACGACGACCGGGCCGACTGGCGCGAGGTCTGGGCGCTGTTCCCGGGCTCCGTGGCCTACGTCTGGCACGGCGGGCTGCACGCCGGCGTGGTGGAGGACAGCCTGCTCGCGTGCAAGTTCAAGATTCGGGCGCAGATCGTCTGGGTCAAGTCCCGGCCTGCTCTCTCGCGCGGCCACTACCACTGGCAACACGAGCCGGCGCTTTACGGCGTGCGCGAGGGCGAGCAGGACGACCACTGGCGCTTCGTGCCCGAGCACGAGCTCGTCGGCTACGCGGTGAAGGACGGCGAGACCGCCGACTGGCACGGCGGGCGCAAGCAGTCGACCGTCTGGTTCATCGAGCACATCAAGTCCGACACCGGTCACGGCACTCAGAAACCAATCGAAGCAATGCGCCGGCCAATCGAGAACAACTCCGACCCGGGCGACTTCGTGTTCGAGCCGTTCTCCGGCTCCGGCACCACCCTGATGGCGTGCGAGGTCACCGGCCGGCACTGCCGGGCCATCGAGCTGGACCCGCGCTACGTCGACGTCGACGTCCTGCGCTGGCAGGCGTTCACCGGCAAGGCGGCGACGCTCGAGGCGACCGGGCAGTCCTTCGCCGAGGTGGCCGCGCTGCGCCAGAAACCGGCCGCGGCGGCTCCGGCGCCGGCAGCCCCTGCCAAGGCCCCCACCAAGGCGGCGACGCGCCGCAAGGCGGCCTGACGTGGCGACTCGCGGCCGCAAGCCCACCCCGACGCACCTGAAGCTGGTGCGCGGGAACCCGGGCAAGCGCGCGCTCCCCAAGAAGGGGACCGAGATCCCGGTGGTGGTCGAAGAGGTCACGCCGCCCGAGTTCCTGTCGACCGACGCGAAGGTCGAATGGGGCCGGATGATCGGTGCCCTGGTCACGCTGAAGCTGGTATCGAAGCTGGACCGGGCTGCTCTGGCGGCCTACTGTCAGGCCTACGGCCGGTGGGCGCAGGCCGAGCGCGCGCTGGCGACGATGGCGGAGAAGGACCCCGTGGCGGCCGGCCTGCTCATCAAGACGACGGGCCAGAACGTGGTCCAGTCTCCGCTGGTCGGCGTGGCGAACAAGGCAATGTCCGACATGGTGCGGTACGCGGCGGAGTTCGGCATGACCCCGAGCGCGCGCGTCCGCCTCAATGGCTCAGGTGGTGGCGGTGCCCAAACAAACCCGTTCGAGCAGTTCAAGCGCCGACCCTCCGGCACGTGATTTCTGCGGCATCGCGCTGGCCTACGCGAAGCGCGCCGCGGACGAAAAGAACCGGCGCAAGTTCGGGAAGTGGATCCGCCTGGCGGCGCAACGCTACCTGCGCGACCTGGAGCGCGCTCGCGCGAAGGGTGCGCCGTTCTACTTCGACCGCGAGGAGGCCACGCGCGCGTGCTCATTCATCGAGTGCCTGCCTCACGTGGAGGGCCGGTGGAAGAACGCCGACGGCTCCGAGCAGCTCACGCTGGTGCTGCACGAGTCGGACGTTTTCTTCGTGGTGCAGCTGTTCGGCTTCCGCAAGCCCAACGGCACCCGTCGCTTCACCACCGCGCTGAAGGCGATTGCCCGGAAGAACGCGAAGTCCACCGTGGCCGCGGCGATCGGGCTGTACTGCCAGTGCTGCGAGGACGAGCTCGGGCCGCAGGTCATCTCGGGCGCGACCACCGGCAAGCAGGCGCGCATTGTGTTCAACGTGGCGAAGCGCATGGTGGAGAAGACGCCGGCGCTGCAGCAGGCGTTCGGCGTGGAGGCGTTCGCCAACGCGATCCCGTCCTACTCGAACGGCGGCGAGTTCAAGCCGATCAACGCGAAGGCCAGCACGCAGGACGGCTTGAACCCGTCCACCACGATCCTGGACGAGATCCACGCGCACAAGACGCACGACCTCCTTAACGTGCTCCGCTCCGCCGCCGGCGCTCGCTCGAACCCACTGTTCCTGTTCACCACCACCGAGGGCTACGAGTCCCCTGGGCCCTGGCCGGATCTGCGGCACTTTGCCGAGCAGGTGCTGCAGGGAATCGTGGAGGCGGACCACTTCCTGGCGATCTACTACGCGGTCGACGAGGCCGACGAGGAGGCTGGCATCGAGGCGGACGACGACTTCGACGAGTCCGCCTGGATCAAGGCCAACCCGCTGATCGAAGTGAACCCGATCCTTCTGGACGAGATCCGGAAGGAGGCGATCGAGGCGAAGGCGATGCCCGGCCGGCACGCCGAGTTCAAGATCAAGCGGCTAAACCGCCGGTCGTCCGTGGCGGGCGGGTGGGTCAACCTGAGCAAGTGGCGCGCGTGCTCCGGGGCTGTCGACCTCGAGGCGCTCAGGTCAGTGAAGTGTTGGGGCGGGCTCGACCTGGCGTCGACCACCGATCTCTGCTCGTTCAGGCTGGTGTGGAAGGTGGGAGAGCGCTGGTTCACGCATGGGTGGCGCTTCGTGCCGGCGGCCGCGATCAAGAACCGGACCGAGCGAGGCCTGGTCCCGTATCAGCCCTGGGTGCAATCCAAGTACCTGATCGAAGCTGGCCAGGAGGTCGTCGACTACGACCTGGTGCGGGAGCACATCCTGGCGGCCCACCGCCGGTTCAAGATCGTCAATGTCGGGTACGACAAGTGGAACGCGGCGCAGCTCGTTTCGAAGCTGCAGGCGGACGGCGTGCCGATGGCGGAGTTCATTCAGGGCCCTCGGTCCTACCACCCGGCGATGCAGGAGCTCGAGCGCGCGTACACCGCCGGGCTGCTCTCGCACGGCAACGATCCGGTGCTCAACTGGTGCGCTTCCAACCTGGTGGCGCGCCGGGACGTGAACATGAACACCGCGCCCGACAAACGGCGCGCCGCGGACAAGATCGACGACTTCGTGGCGTTGCTGATGGGCATCGGTTCGAGCCTGGCCGCCGAGCCGGAGAAGAAGTTCCAGTCCTTCTTCGTCTGAATTCGCAGTATCCTCGCGCCTGTCAGAACTGCCGGCCGGCTGGCCGAGGTACCTCATGAACCAGCGCGCCTACTCCACGCTCGAGATCAAGGCGGCCACCGAAGACGGCGGCAAGCGTCGCTTCTCCGGCATCGCTTCGACCCCCGAGACCGACCGCATGGGCGATATCGTGGAACCGAAGGGCGCCGAGTTCAAGCTGCCGCTACCGCTGCTCTGGCAGCACGATTCGCGTAATCCCATCGGCTGGATCACGAAGGCCCGCGTCACCGACGCCGGCATCGAGGTCGAAGGCGAGGTCGCTTCGATGGTCGACGACCCGGAGAGCGACCTGGGCAAGCAGCTGAAAACCTACTGGCAGTACATCAAGTCCGGCTTGGTGCGCGGGCTGTCCATCGGCTTCAATGCCAAGGAGACGGCGCGCATCGAGGGCACCTACGGGTACCGGATCATGAAGTGGGCTTGGCTCGAGCTCTCCGCGGTGACCATCCCGGCGAACGAGCAGGCCACCATCCTTGCGATCAAGTCCGCCGATCTGGCGCTGCAGGCCGCGTCTGGCCACCGGCAGCTCCACGATGGTCGGGCTTCCGCACTTCCGCCCGGCGTCCCGGGGGCCACCAAGAACGCCGCGCTCCGCGGCACTCAAACCCCCACGGGGAAAGGACCGACCATGAAAACCGCATACCAGGAGCTCGCCGAGTTCCGTGAGCAGCGCGCCACCAAGACGGCGCGCATGGAAGAACTGCAGACGCTGGCCAAGTCCGCCGAGCGTCGCATGACCCAGGAGGAAGCGCAGGAGTTCGACGCGCTGCTCGCCGAGGTCGACGTCATCGACGACCAGATCCGCGCCAAGTCCCTGGAGGCGCTCAACGGCGCCGCCGCTCGCCCCGTCAACGGCGAGAACAGCAAGTCCGGCAGCGAGTCGCGCGGCCCGATGGGCTTCGTGCGCAAGACCGACCCGGAGGACAAGTTCAAGGGTCAATCGTTCATCCGCGCCGCGATCGCCAAGGCGGCCGCGTTCGTCGCGCTGAAGCAGGGCCACTACGTGTCTCCGGTGGACATTGCCATGAACCGCTGGGGCAAGACCCACCCGAACCTGATCAACTGGATCAAGGCGGCGGTGGCCGGCGCCGGTACCGGTTCGGGCGAATGGGGCGCGGAGCTGGCGCAGTCCGACACCCGCTACACCGGCGACTTCGTCGAGTTCCTGTACTCGATGACCGTCTTCGACCGTCTGCCGCTGCGCCCCGTGCCGGCGCGCATCCACATCAAGGGCCAGGACGGCGCGGCCACCGGCTACTGGGTCGGCGAGTCCAAGTCCATCCCGGTGTCCAAGGCAGACGCTTCGGACGTCGAGTTGACCCCGCTGAAGGTCGGCGCGATCGCGGTGAGCTCCAAGGAGCTGATCCTGGACTCGCAGCCGTCCTCCGAGCAGTGGATCCGCGACTGCATCGCCGAGGCGAGCGCGCAGCGCGTGGACACCACGTTCCTTGGCAGCGCGGCAGCGGTCGCCGGCGTCTCGCCGGCCGGCCTGCTGAACGGGCTCACGCCGCTGGCTCCCTCGGGCGCCGACGCCGCGGCCATCCGCGCCGACCTGATGTCGCTCTACGCTCCGTTCCTGGCAGCGAAGAACGCCAGCGGCCTGGTGCAGGTGATGACCCCGTCGATGGCCAAGGCGATCTCGCTCCTGGTCAACGCGCTGGGCCAGACGGAGTTCCCGGGCCTGAACGCCACCGGCGGCACGCTGCTCGGCGACACGGTCTACACGGGTGACAACGTCGCGGGTGGCGACTGGATCCTGATGAAGCCCAGCGACATCTGGAAAATCGGCGACTCCGGCATCGAGATCTCGATGACCGACACCGCGACGCTCGAGCAGGACGACGCTCCGGCGGGCGCCACCGACACCCCGGTGGCCTCGACCGCGACGATGGTCAACCTGTGGCAGACCGAGTCGGTCGGCTTCAAGGTGGTTCGCCGCATCAACTACCAGAAGCGCCGCTCCGGCGCGGTGGTGGTGCTGAGCAACGCCGAGTACGGCGGCGTGGTCAGCTGATCGAGGTCTTCTGACCTGAAACCGGCCCGGGCAGCGATGCCCGGGCCCTTCCACAGGAGGACCCGATGTCCGTTCCCCTCCAAGCCCTCCGAGGCTTCCCCTACGCCGGCCGCCGCCTGGTCGCCGGAGAGCAGTTCAACGCCCGCGGCGAGTCCGATGCGCGCACCCTCTGCGCGGTGGGCTTCGCCACCCGGCACATCCAAGTTCCCGAGCCCCTGCCAGAGATCTCCGTTCCGCCTGTGGCGACGAAGCGCGGCAAGGGCTACCGCACGCAGTCGCTCGAGGCGCAGACCTCCACCGACACAGCACAGGATACTTCGCGCCCTGGCGCCAGCGAGACGCAAGTCTCCGAAGAAGGCACCGAGGATAAGCCCGAGCCCGGCAAGCTCGAAACCTCGCCGGCGGCCGACGCCGCTCCCTCGCGCCGCCGCTACACCCGGCGCGACCTGGCCGGGGCTCCGGAGTGAAGTTCGCGCCGGTGAAGTTCGCGCCCGCGCTGCGCCGCGGCCTGACCTCGCTGCTGCAGAAGGCCGGCATGCTCTCGAACGTGCCGGTCAACGGCCGGGGCGTTGGCTTCTCCTGGTTCGGCGACCACCTGGAGTTCCAGCGCGACATCGAGGTGGTCCACGACAAGGTGCTCTCCCACCCGACCGTCTACTCTTGCATCACGCTGATCGCCAGCGACGTCGCCAAGGTCGGGCTCGAGCTGCGCATGCGCGAGGACGACGACGGCTACTGGGAGGTCACGAACAACCCGGCGTTTTCTCCGGTGCTGCGCAAGCCCAACCACTACCAGACGAGGCAGCAGTTCATCGAGGTCTGGATGATCTCCAAGCTGCAGCGCGGCAACGCCTACGTGCTGAAGGTGCGCGACGCACGCCGCGTGGTGGTGAAGCTCTACGTGCTGGACCCGACGCGCGTGCAGCCCCTGGTGGCTCCCAACGGCGCCGTCTTCTACCAGCTGAACAGCGACGACCTCTCGACGCTGCCGGTCGACCTGCCGGCGGTGCCGGCGAGCGAGATCATCCACGACCGGATGGAGTGCCTGTTTCACCCGCTGGTTGGCACGTCCCCCATCTTCGCGTGCGGCGTGGCCGCCACGCTGGGTCTGAAGATCGACGGCGCCGCGGCGAAGTTTTTCCAGAACATGTCGCGGCCGAGCGGCGTGCTCACCGCGCCGGCTTCGATCAGCGACGAGGTCGCCGCGCGCCTGAAGCGCGAGTGGGAAAGCAACTACACCGCCGACAACCTCGGCAAGGTGGCCGTGCTCGGAGACTCGCTGAAGTACGAGTCGATGGCGATCAACGCCACCGATGCGCAGCAGGCCGAGCAGCTGGAGCTCTCCGATCGCCGGATCTGCAGCGCGTTCCACGTGCCGGGCTTCATGGTCGGCGTGGGCGATCTCCCGTCCTTCGACAACGTGCAGGCGCTCTGGCAGCAGTACTACAACCAATGCCTGCAGAAGCACTTCGAGGCGATCGAGGCGGTGCTCGACGAGGGTCTGGGCATCGCTGGCACCGACCTGCGCACGGAGTTCTGCCTGGACGACCTCCTGCGCATGGACTCCAAGACGCTGGCCGAAGTGGAGGGCGTCAAGGTGCAGCGTGGCATTGCTTCTCCGAACGAGGCTCGGGCCAAGTTCAACCTGCCCGAGGCCGAAGGCGGCGACTCGCCAATGGTGCAGCAGCAGAACTACTCGCTCGCGGCGCTGGCCAAGCGCGACGCCAGCGCGGACCCGTTCGGCAAGATCGCCGCGGCGCCGGTTCCGGCTCCCACGCCGGTGCCGCCCGAGGACGGCGAGGACCCGGCGGCCTCCGCCGAGGACGTCGAGCGCGCTGTGGAGGCCGGAATCGGCAAGGTGATCGCGACCGTCAAGGCGGACGCGGAGACGTCGCTGGCCGAAGTCTCGCGGCTGATCTCTGCCTCCGTGGCCGAGGTCGAACAGCGGATGAACGCGCGCGCAGAGCACGAGCGGCAGGTCCAGGAAGAGGCGGCCGCCCGCCTGCAGGAGTTCGGCGATGCCCTCACCCGACGAATCGCTCGAGCAACCTCCGAAGCCTAAGCGTGCCGCTCTGCGCGGCCGTGACGGGCGCGACGGTCGAGACGGCAAGGATGGCCTAGACGGTGCGCCTGGCGCGCCCGGACGCGACGGCGCGGATGGCGATCCTGGCCAGCCGGGTCCGGCCGGCGCTCGAGGCGCGCCCGGCGACCGCGGACCGATCGGGCCTCGCGGCCTGGCCGGCGCTCCCGGAGCTGCAGGCAAGGCCGGCGAGCGTGGGCCTCGAGGCGAGGCCGGCCCGCGTGGTCCTATGGGCCCGGTGCCGGCGCATCGCTGGCGCGAGACGAGGCTGCAGTTCGAACAGCCCGACGGCTCCTGGGGCGACGCGGTCGACCTCAAAGGCCCGAAAGGAGAACCCGGCCGCGACGGAATGGGCGGCGGCGTCATCGTGCAGCAGGGTGGCAACGGCGGCGGGACAGGGAACAGCTACTTTCCGTCGGGCTGGTGATCGGAGGTTTCATGCGACTCGTTCTCAGTTTCCTCCTGGCGCTTTGGGCGCAGGTCGCTTCGGCACAGGTCGCTTCGGCGCCGTGGTGTCTTCCCGCCAGTCCCTGGGTTCCGATCGAGCTCTCCGGCGGCCAGCTGATGCAGGGCATCGTGCCGCCAATCAAGGGCGAGTGGCACGCCGTCTGGTGCCGGACCGGAACGTTCAACGGGGGCCCCGGCGAGGTGTGGAGGCTCAAGACGCACGCGGTTCTCGACAAGTACCGTACCGTCAACGGCGCTGCTCTGGTCGCGGCCGCGCGCTCGATTCTCGAGGCTCCGGATCCACTTGCAGCCCTGGACGCGATGCTCACAACCGGGCGCATCGTCCCACCGGCCGGCTCGCAGGATCGCTTCGATTGGGAGACTCTGCTCTTCGCGGCGTGCACTCAGGGCGTCGCGCTGCCGCCATTTCCGGGCTCGGTCGTCACCGGCACGTGCACACCTCCGACGCCGATCTCGCCTCAGGTCGAGACATGGCGCACCCCTTCGAGCGGCACTTTCACGCTTTACACGGTGAAGAATGGGTCTCTGAGTGGCATCATTGCGGCGCGGAAGGCAACGGCTAATGCCTTGTGCGACTGCTCAGCGGGAAAGGCAACGAGCGGCAGCTCGACATACTGCGCGCTCTCCGGTGCTGCACCGGCAGAGGTGACGCTCTGCAAGAAAGTGACCCCCTGATGATCATCGATGTCCGATTCTCTTTTCACTCACCGCAACTCGAAAGGCTCATTATGGAAGTGCAAGAATTCACCGCAAAGATCGCCGCGCTCGATGCGAGGGTCGTCGATCTGCAGGCTCAGGTCGAAGAAGGCAACACGAAGACCGACGCGCTGATCGTTATCGCGAACACCACGAAAGACGCGCTCGTCGCGCTGCAGAATGCGGGCGGCGCGACGCCGGCGCAGCTCGACGAGCTCGCCGCTCAGATCGACGCCGTCGTCACGAAGGTGCAGGCCGCTACCGACTCGCTGAACGTGCAAGACGCCGAGACCGACGCCGCGGCCGTCAACGTTGCACCGTGACCCTCCGCGCGCCGCAGTTGAACCGCGGCGCGCACTCAATCAAACGGAGGCACCGCTATGCCGTTCCCGGCTTCAAATCAAAACCTCGCCGACGCCTATCGGCTGCTGAAGGGACGCGCAAACGACGTGCGCTCGCAATCGGTTAGCCTGCGTGCGCTTTCCCTTGCTGGCGTGGTCGGAGCGGATCGAATCCTGAACTATGCGGCGATGTTGGCTCGGTCGAAGGCTGAGATGTCAACACTAGCGGCGACGCCGGGACTCGCAGCCTATGCGCAGGCCCAGGAGAACAACGGGGCGCTGAACATTGCGACTGAATACTCCGCGATGGTGGCGCAGATTGACGCGGTCGTTGCATGGATCGTCGCAAACTTCCCGCAGGATGGCGGCGGATTCAAGCTCGCATTCACTCTGGCAAGCAACGGCACCCCCGTCTATCGGACTTTCGACACCGCGGCACTCGCTACGTTCCGCACGAACCTAGATGCGCTGATCGCGACGATCAGCTAGGCTTATGACGGCGACGCTCGTTGGCTCTTCAGTGACTGGCTATGACGGGTCTTCGAGCACGTCAGTTGCGACCAGTGCGAAGAGCACAACGAACGGAAACTCTCTTCTGGTCGGTGTCGTTGCTCAGGAGGGGCTAGGGGTCGCGGTAATCGACTCGTGCACCGACACGGCAGGGAACACATTCACCGCACTGACGCAGTACGGGGCGGGCGGCGGTGGCGCGATTGCCCGATGGTTCTACTGCCACAACATCACTGGGCACGGTTCCAACGTATGCACGGCCGGCTTCGACGTAGCAAATCGATATAAGCACATTATTCAAATCGAAGTGTCGGGCCTGAAAAATCAGGCGCCGATAGATGAAGACGGTGTTGTGCCGCTCTCTGCAACTGTGGCGACGGCCAGCGTCGCGATGGGCTCCACAGTCGGGCCAGTGTTTGCGATTGGTACATCGACGAATGATCGAACGTGGACACCGGGAGCCTCGTTCACCGAACTGGCCGATTGGGGGACATCTGCGGCCGCTGAGGTATACACCGGCCTAAACGCCACGGGTACGGTTTCAACGGATATGACGGCATCGGGCGCGTCGAATCTGGTGCTCGCGGCTGTAGGTTTTGAAGAGGCGGCTGTCGCGAGTGTCCTCGGCGTATTTATGCACCACTACCGGCAGCAGGGCATCGCATGATTCCTCTCAAGCTTGCAACCGCATCGCAGCCGATCCCGATCGGGCACTTCGTCGACTCCACCGATGGAGACACTGCGGAGACTGCGCTCACCATCGCGAACACCGACATAAAGCTCTGGAAACGCGGCGCGACTTCTCTCGTCGACAAGAATTCGAGCGGCGCGACACACATGTCGGGCGGCGTCTATTACCTCGTGCTCGACGCGACCGACACCGACACAGCCGGGCCGCTCGTCATCTTCGTGAAAGTCGCCGGCGCGCTGGCGTGCAAGGTTAACTGCTTCGTTGCCCATCCGAACGTCTACGAGTCACTCGTCACCGGCGTCGAGTGGCTCGAAGTCACTGCGCAAGCGACGCGCGCCGAGATCTCCGGCGATGACTTGGTCGTCTACAAACGCGACGACACGACGCAGCAATTCACGAACCCCGGCACCTTCACGACCGGAGCCGACGTGCTGACGGCGCTCGCCGGCAAACCCTGAGGACAGCGATGCAACACACGAACCCCGGGCGCCTCGAGCGCTGGCTCGGCGCCGACAAGGTCGCACAGATCTCCGCGGCAATGTGCAACCCTGCCGCGCGCTGGCCGGGTCGGCCGATCCCGGTCGCCGGCGTGCCCGGTCGTGTCTTCGCATGCGGCGACGGAGACTTCGTCGGCGCCATCGATGCCGGCTTCGAGATGAGCGCGCTCGACCGGGCGGAAGACATCGTCTCGCGAGCAGTGCGCCGTGAGCGCGCGCGGATGGCGCGGGTGAAGCGCTCGCAGCGCGGCGCGATCGGATCGCTCGACGCAGCTCTGTCGGCTTACTTCGGCGGCGGTAATCGCACATTCAACTTCAACAAGGCGGGCACGACCGGCGTCGTCGGCGCGACGAATACCCTCTGGTATGTGGGCAACATGCCTGCGGCCGGCGCTGCCGGTGCTGCCGCGCCAGGCGGCACGATCCCGACCGATGCTTCGACCGGCTCTTTCGTCTTCGACAATCCGAGCGGCGGCGCGACTCAGCACTTCGTTTTCGGAAGCCCCTTCTCGTCCGTCGCAGCGAATACGCTGCTTCTGTACGATCGCCTCTTCTCGGTAACCAAGACGATGGCGAGCACGGCGACGGAAGCCGTTACCGGCGTGCCGACGCGCTACCAATCGACGACGCCGGGCGCGCACGACTACGCCAGGAACAATTTCCTGATGATCGAGTGCAGGACGGCGCTCCCCGCGACGGCGCACAACTGGACGACTTGCACGTATACCGATCAAGACGGAAACACCGGCGCGACGCTTCCCAGCGTGACGGGCAACTCGAGCAACATCATCAACCGGCTCGATCAGCCTGTCGGCACGTGGTTTTGCCCGCTGGCGAGCGGAGACTCCGGCATCAAGAATCTGACGCAGATGCAGTGCAGCGCGTCGGTGGCGTCGGGCGCGATCGACTTCACCATCGGGCACGCGATCGCCTTCATGCCGTGCGGCATCGCGAATTTCTGCTGCGAGAAAGACGGACTGACGACTTCGATCTCGCTCGAGCGAATTCAGGATGACGCCTGTCTCGCCTTCCTCGAGATCCTGAAGCCGGCGACGACGGCAACGACCTACAACGGTCATTTCACGACTCTTCGGGGCTGACATGGCGCGCAGAATCGGCGGAAGGCAAGGGAAGACGCGGCTTCTGCCGGGTCTCGGCTATCCGATCCCGCTGCAGCAGCCGGCCGCTGCGGCGCCTTCCGGCGGCTTCTCATCTCCGATGCTGCTGCTCCCGTTCGGTTTCGGCAAGTCGGGCGGCGGCGGTGGTGGCGTCGTCGTCAACATCTTCAGCGGGCGCGGCGGCGGCGCTGCCTCGCCTCTTGTGGGCTGAATCATGAAGCACCTAGGCGACTTCGACGC